GCGGAGATCGCTGACAAGACTTGTGGCAATACGTTGGTGTATTGTAGGCTGGAAGAGTTGAGGTGTGAGGAGGGATAATATGGCAAAGAGTAAAACACCCGAAGAACTGTTAAAGCAGTATTCGGCAGACCTTGTGAAGTCAATAGAGCAGTACAAGTCCATTATCGATCATGGCTGTAGTGATCCATCATGGCCTGACGGCTGTAATGCCAATTTGTGCAGAAACCATGTTCTGGCATACAAGCGATACATTCTGGATATCTGCACGGCTAACGATTTGAAAATTCCACAGGAATATTACCTGCCAACGCCGCCTGAACAAGATAATAGCTTTATGGCTGACAAGACCAGCGGAAGGTACAAAAGGTTGAACAGCTACCCTGATTATAACGGCAGGCTGACAACGAGGAAAGTTGACTATGATGACAGTCAGATGAGTTTATAGGAGGGATAAGAGTGAAAACACATAATCTGAAACTTAGCATAGAATTTTGTGACGCTGTTCTGAGCGGTGAGAAAACTTTCGAGGTCAGAAAGAATGACAGAGGTTTTCAGACAGGAGATCTGATAAGATTTATACCGACGGACGGAACGTCTTATCGCAGCTCAGACGGCACAGTAAGAGAACACGCAAAACATGAGATATCAGGACATACATACAAGATAACATATATCCTCAACGGCTGGGGAATAAAGAATGGGTATGTTGTGCTGGGAATAAGAGAGGAGATAGCCTATGGAAAGAAACGACCCAATGACCATGTCACGCCTGAAAGCCTACCGCAGGAACGCCTCAGCCATTGAGGACATCAAGGCTGAGCTTTCAGGCAAGTACGTTGCCGACAGTATCAGCGTATGCACTCCGCCGTCCTACACACCACACAGCACACGCATAGACGGCTTTCTGCCAAGTGGCGATACACTTTCATTGCTGTGCGAGCAGGCACGATTAGAACGTGAGCAGAGGTCTGTGGAGGAATTTATCAAGGGGATAGAGGACAGACAAATGAGGAAGATATTTGTACTCAGGTTTGTAAAAGGCTTTACTTGGATACAGATAGGACACAAGGTCGGAGGTACAGCGGACGGCTGTAGAATGGCGGTCAAAAGATTTTTGCAAAATGCTTAAACTTGTTCGCTCTGTTCGTTTTACCTATGTTATAATTTAAACTGAGGAAAGTGTAGATGTACCTCAGACTTGTACTTTCATTGAAGTCACCTCCAATTTTCTAAGCCCCGTAAGGGGCTTATGCAGAACGTGAGTGCATGAGCTTGCGGTCTGTTCCAACAGGTTAGTGCTTAGTCCTACTTTTTGAAAAGCACCTTTCCATTAACATTGCCAACACTGACGAGTGTTCGGGCAGGATTGCAAAGCTGTATTGCAACAGATACAGCTTTGAATTTGCAGGTTGAGAGTGCACGAGCTTAAAGCCTGCACCAGTGAAACTACTCCGCATAGTCATGAATATGTGTTGCTGTAAGTGTAATCGGAGTTAATGGCTTACAGGACAGCCTGACGTTAACGGGACCTAGCCGCAAGGGCTGAGCAGGCGGCGGCAAAAAATGCAGGTCGAGAGCGTGCCAGCTCAACATCTGCTCCACCATTTACAAAAAAACTCCTTTTGCTTTTAAAGGAAAAATGCGAACAAGGAAACCAAACGCCAAGTGATTTTTCGAATTTAATTAACTTAATTCGTGATTTAAAATATGATATTGATGATGCTGAAACTACATCGCTGCTTGACATAGTATATCATGTTTTGCTTGAAGATGTAGAGTTAATAATAGAGAATGACACATGGTGTGAGCAAAATGGTGACTATTTTGCTGGAAATATGGTTCCCAAAGACAATGATATTTCACGAAAGTTTACTAGAAAATATTCAGATATTTTTAGAAGCAAAAATTTTCATTTATCAATAATCACAGCTGAACTCCGTGATATAATTGATAATTATGAAGCATTAAAAAGTGACTTTTATTTAAGAAATCCAGAAGTTGTTTTAAGAGACGATGTAAGGGTAAAAGATTATGATCTATTTGTTGATAAAGGTACAAAAATAGCGAATAATTTAAAAACAATACTTAAATAATAAGGCTTCATTTATTAAACTAATTCAAGTTGTACAAACAGTACAAAAAAAGACTATCTAAAGTAGAAAAATAAATTTTAAGCAATAAACTGATTTCGTTTTTAAAACGGGGTCAGTTTTGTTTTTCTTCAGAAAGGACGGTGCCCTCATGACAGCACGGCAAAAGAAATTTGCAGAATACTATGCTCAGAGCGGAAACACCGTTCAGAGTGCTATAAAGGCAGGATACAGCGAGAAGTATGCGAAAGCTGACGCCTGCAAAATCCTAGATAATCCTAGTGTTGCGGAGTATATCCGTGTGCTGTCCGAGAAAGCTCAGGACGAGCGTATAATGACCGCAAAGGAGAGGCAGGCACTCTTGTCCGATATCGCTAAGGACGGCAAGAATGACCCTGCTGACCGTATCAGAGCCGTCGATACCCTCAATAAAATGACAGGAGAGTATGTGGCTAAGATACAGGCGGAGGTCAAGACCTCTGAAAAGCTTTCGGACGTTTTTGCTCAGATAGGCGGTGAGGGGCTTGACGAGTAAGTTTCCCCTGTCGCAGAAGTATATGGACTTCATCAACAGCGTTCGGGGTGTGTCTGCGGATTTTCTTGAGGGGACTACCGCAAGCGGCAAAACAACTGTGGGCGCAGGCATAAAGTTCATGCGTATGGTGTCGGCAAGTCGAAAGAAACTTCACGTCATTGCCGCTAAGACTACGGGAAAGGCTGAGGAAACTATCATTCAGCAGGATAACGGCATTCTTGACCTGCACACCAATGCTCGGTACTTCGGCAACGGTGATAAGGACTACAAACTGCCGCATATCAAGTTTGAGGGCAAGATAATCTATGTTCTGGGATATGACAACAAGGATAAGTGGGAAATGGTGCTGGGCGCTCAGTTCGGCTGCGTGTATATCGACGAGATAAATACCGCCGATATCGAGTTTGTCCGTGAGATGTCTACCCGAAACGATTACCTTATGGCGACCCTCAACCCTGACGACCCCTCACTGCCTGTGTACAAAGAGTTTGTCAACCGCTCACGTCCGTATCAGAAATACGCCTGTGACGTGCCTGCAGAGATAATGAAAGAACTTACAGAAGAACCTGTACCCAATTGGCGGTACTGGTTCTTTACTTTTCGTGATAATCTTTCACTTACTGATGAGGATATCAAACGGAAAATGGCTGCCGCTCCGAAAGGCACAAAGCTGTATAAGAACAAGATACTCGGTCTGAGAGGACGTGCAACAGGGCTTGTGTTTGACCTGCAAAAGCGAAATATCTTGACAGCAGAGCAGGCGAAAGCTTTCAATTATGTGTACTTCTCAGCCGGGCTTGACACCGCTTACTCGCAATCCTCTCCTGATACCATAGCGTTCACCTTTGTGGGCATAACGGCTGACAGAAAATGCGTCACTCTTGACGAGGAAGTGTATAACAATCGTGACAGACAAGTGCCGCTCACGCCCTCTGACATACCGAAAATATTCACGGAGTTCTTGGAGAAAAACCGCAGGACGTGGGGCTTTGCACGAGATGTATATATCGACAGCGCAGATCAGGCGACCATACTTGAATGTCAGAAGTTTGGACGGCTCACAGGCAGTATATATAATTTTATCCCGGCATTCAAGAAAACGAAAATAATCGACCGAATACACTTGCAGTCAGCTTGGCTGGCGGCAGGTGATTTTTATATCCTTGAGCATTGCAAGGAGTACGCAGACGAGCTTAACATATACAGTTGGAAAGAGGATAAGGCTGAGCCGGAGGACGGCAACGATCACCTTATCAATTCCTGTCAGTATGCCTGGCTGCCGTATCGTGACAAGATAGGAAGTGTGAAGATTGACTAAATTCAGCATAGGAAGCAAGGTGAAAAATATGATAAGAAACTGGCTTGATATCCAGCCTGCACCCGAATACAGCATAACTATCACAGAGAAAACAGGTTTTATGACAGATGTGATAAGGTCACAGCTTTGGTATCGTGGTGACGCCGCAGAGCTTTCACAGTTCTTTCGTCAGCTTAACTTAGGCACAAATTCATTCTGGAGCAGCGTCCCTGAGAATGAAAAGATACGCAAGATACATAGCGGTCTGCCTGCAATAATCGCCGATACGCTTTCATACATTGTCTATTCTGATATGGACGATATCAAGGTCACAGGGGACAAAGCAAAGGCTGACTTTGAGAATATCTGCGAGCATATAGACTTCACAGAGCTGACAGGCAAGGCAATAGTTACCGCACTTGTTGACGGCGACGGAGCTTTCAAAATATCGGTGGATACTGAGCTTTCTGATACGCCAATAGTCGAGTTTATCGGCGCTGACAAAGTGGAGTATAACTTTGTACGAGGTCTGCTGAACGAGGTTGTTTTTCATTCTGTACATTATGCAGGCTCGAAGAAATTTCACCTTGAAGAGCATTACGGCAAGGGGTACATAGAAAGCCGTCTGTATGACGATAACGGTCACGAGGTCGGTTTGGACAACGTGCCTTGCCTTGCACAGATACCGCCTCGAACTGAGTTTGAGGGTGAGTATATAATGGCTGTGCCGCTGAAATTCTTTTCATCACGAAAATATCCAAACAGAGGCAAGAGCATTTTTGACGGCGGTAAGTCTGATTGCTTTGACGCTTTGGACGAGGTGATCTCACAATGGTGGGACGCTATCAGAGCAGGCAGGGTAAAGCAGTATATCCCCGAAAGCATGATACCTAGAGATCCTGCAAGCGGTAAGCTTAAAGCGCCTAACCAGTTCGGCAACAGTTACATAAGCATTGACCCACCGCTTTCGGCAGAGGGTGCAGCGCCTAAGATAGAAGTAGTTCAGCCTGATATCAAGTATGAGGCGTTTGTGGCAAGCTATACAAATTGCCTGCTTATGTGTCTGCAAGGGCTTGTATCTCCTGCCACGCTTGGCATAGATGTGGGCAAGATGTCAAGTGCGGACGCTCAGCGAGAGAAGAAAGACGTCACAGGCAACACCCGAAATACTATCACAACAGCTCTTGAAAAGGCTCTGCCGCAGCTTGTTTCTGCTGTGCTTATGACCTATGACAATATGCAGGGCAAAGCCCCTGAGACTTATGAGGTGACAGTTGACTTCGGCGAGTACGGTGCACCTGACTTTGACAGCAGAGTTGAAACTGTGGGCAAGGCAAGCACGTATGGTATTATGTCAGTTGAAACGCAGGTGGAGGAGCTGTGGGGAAGCTCCAAAGAGGACGATTGGAAAGCCGCAGAGGTCAAGCGGATAATGCAGGAAAAGGGGCTTACAGAGGGTGAGCCTACTGCGGTAGGTGACGAGCTTGGTCCTCGCCCGGACGGAGCATTATAGTTTCCGTACATTTGAATTTGTTTAACCCCTGTTGCTATCAACTACTTGGAGGTGGTCAGTATTCTCAGCTTCAAAGACATCGCAAAAATATTTGAGGAGATAGAGCTAAGGCTCATATCTTCACTGAAACGCAATCTCAAAAGGCACAAGGCGGAGGAACAGCGATACGGCTTTGAATGGTCTGCTTGGCAGGCTGAGAAACTGAAAAATATGGAGAATTTCCGCCGTGAAAACCTCGACATTATGAACGAGTACGTTGACGTTATCGACGATCAGACAAGGCAGCTTATGACGGAGCAGTTTCAAGAGGGTCAACAGCAGGCACAACGGAGCGCCCAGGAGCTTTCTGACGAGCCTATAACACCTATCCCCGACAAGCATTTCTTTGGCGTGAACGAAAAGAAAATGGCAAAGCTTATGGACGACGTCACCACCCTTGAAAAGACCGCTGAAACAGCCGCTCTGCGAATGACAGACGATATTTACAGGCAGACTTTGAATAGGGTACAGCTTGCAATGGGAACAGGCTCTATGACGCTTAACGAGGCTATCGACCTTGCCACAAAGGACTTTCTTGACAAGGGCATAAACTGTATCGTATACGCTGACGGCAAGCGAGTGAACATTGCCGACTATGTGCGAATGGCTCTTAGGACAACTTCCACAAGAGCAGCGTTGCAGGGTGCGGCGAAACGCTTTGCAGAGCTTGGGTATGATACTGTGCTTGTGTCGCAGTATGGCGGCTGTTCAAAGACCTGTGAGCCTTGGCAAGGTCAAGTATACATTGATGATGTGTTCACGGTATGGGAGGGGGAAAAGGACGAGTTTCAAGGCAAGTCAAATTACTGCGGTGAGTGGTTTTGGCTGCTGTCATACGCCGTAAAGAACGGGCCTTTCCACCCCAACTGCCGTCACACAATGACGCAGTATATACACGGCAGAACGCAGATACCTGAGCCGATACCTGCGAAGAAGATAAAAGAGCAGCGAGAGCTTGAGCAGAAACAGCGTGCAATGGAGCGGAAAGTCCGCAAGCTAAAACGCTTTGCGACAGGCACTTGCGACCCTGATACAGCAAAGGAATACCGTCGAAAACTCAGGCAGGCTCAGCAGGAATTAAAGGCGTTCGTTGAGGAGCATAATGAGGTGCTGCATAGGGATTATGACAGGGAGAAGTATTATGGTGGTGGTGTTGACAAATCGGGAAAAAGTGGTATAATAGAGGTAGACAAAGATACGTTGAAAAAATATCTTGGAAAACCGATAACACAAGCTGACAGTCAGCATGTTCGTGAATGGTATTATGCAAATGTAACGGATATCCCTAATCAGATAGATAAAACAAAACCCTTTGAAGAACAGGTCAAGCAGGCTTTTGAACTGAGAAATTACTATAAACACGAAGCTCGCGTTGCTATGTCTGATAAGAAAACGGCTATGATGCTTGATGAAAAACGTCCTGCACCAACGTTTGAAAAGTTATTAAAGGATAAAATGAAGCGCAAGAACATGACAAAAGACGAAGCTTTAAAAGATATTTTAGAAACTGCGTCAAAAACAAATGACGAAGTAAACAAGAACTACGGCTTATAAAGGAGGGCTTGATATGACAAAATTTGATTATACGATTTTCAAGGATAATAGTCAAAGTGAGTTTAAAAAAGCTTGCAAACTGATCGAGCGTAGTTTTCCTGACGCAAAGAAAAATAAGCTGTTAATTGATGTTGACGGCTCTACGATTCAGACATATACAAAAGACGGTAAGGACATTGATGTATATGATGATTATGACGTTGGGGCTGTGTTCGTTAAATCAGAAATAGATCTTGATAATATTTTTTCTTGACCGCTCCGCTACGGCGAGGCGGTATTTTTATACCCAAATATCGGAACTAAGCACCTTAACGGGTGCTTTTTTCATACACAAATTTAAGAAAGCGAGGTCAGAAAATGGACGAGAAAAAGAAACTCCCTGATGAGGAGGAGAAGAAAACTCCCGACACTCACGAGGAGAAAAAGGACGAGCCAAAGGCTGAGGAAAAGCCTGCGGACAAGGCAGATGAGAACTCTGCCGACAAGGAGCAGCCTGCGTCGGACGATAGTCAGGCTGACGAGAACGGTGAGGGTGCTGATAAGCCTGCGGAAGATAAGCAGGAACAGCCAAGCGAGGATAAGTCCGACAAGCAGGACAATGCAGAGAACGCACCTGATGAAAAGGACCAGGAGATACTCAGGCTCAAAACTCAGATAGCCGCTATGCAGCTTGGTATCAAGCCCGACTGTATCGAAGACGCTGTTGCGGTGGCTGAAAGCTATGTGAGAAACGGCAGTCAGCAGGATATCAACGCCGCCCTTTCTGCGGTTGTGAAGAAGTATCCAGACATGAAAGGCGAGGGCGATAAAAAGCCCGACGGCAAAAAGCAGGGCGGTTTCAAGGTCGGTGCAGGATCTTCGGATACTGATGAAAAGAAGCCACAGAGCAAACCAACAGCGCAGAAACGTTGGAACAAATTCAAGTAAAAACAGGAGGAATGAATCATGCCAAATCTTAATTACGCAGAAGTATGGAATCCCGAACTCTTGGAGATAAGGATCCAGGAAACACTGTCAAGCCCGTTCATCACACAGAACGTTAGGTGGCTTGACGCAAAGACTTTCCACTTCACACAGATGTCAACATCAGGCTACAAGAGCCACAACAGAAACGGCGGCTGGAACACAGGTAAGTATGTTCAGACGGACGTGCCTTTCACTCTTACACACGATCGTGACGTTGAGTTTCTTGTGGATAAGGCTGACGTTGACGAAACGAACTCATCAGCGTCTATCAAGAATATCTCAGAGGTATTCGAGAAAACACAGTCTGCTCCAGAAACGGACGCTCTGTTCTTCTCAAAGACAGCTCAGAGAGCGGCAGAGCTTGAGGGCTATCACTCATCAACAGCCGCTTCATCATACACAAAGGGTAACGTGTTCGACAAGCTCAAAGGCTTTCTTTCAGCAGGCAAACTGAGAAGATACAAGTCTAACGGCTCGCTCATTATGTATGTGACTTCCACAATTATGGACCTGCTGGAGCAGTCTGACAAGTTCACACGAAAGATAGAAATGACGCAGATCGCAGAGGGAGGACTTGGTCTTAGAACAAGAGTGACCGACATTGACGGTGTGCCTATCATGGAGGTCATTGATGATGAGCGTTTCTATGACCGCTTCAACTTTGACCCTGAGGGCGGCGGCTTTGAGCCTTGCACTGCAAGCTATGTAAAGACCGCTGATACCGATATCGTGAGCGGCAAGGAGTATTACACCGAATCAAGCGGCTCTTACACTAAGGTATCAGGCACACCTAGCAAGTCTGCACTTGATACCTACTATGAAAAGGTCGCAGGCTCACACAAGATAAACGTGCTTATCGCAACACCTGAGACCACAAAGATAGTACCTAAGATCAACAGCATTTACAGCTTTGCTCCGGGCGGACACACAGAGGGTGACGGCTGGCTCTATCAGAACAGAGCGTTCTCAGATGTTTTCACTTTCCCAAACGGCAAGGACGGAAAGATAGACAGCATTTACGCTGACGTTGACACAGCAGAGTACAGCGAGTAAGGGGTGAGGGATATGTACCTCACCTCTACTGAGTTTTGCAATATCTGTCCTGAGTGTGATATCTCCGAAGAACAGTTCTCGGCTATTCGGCAAAGAGCTGAAAGCGATATCGACACGCTGACTTTCAACCGCATAACAGCAGAGGGCATTGACAGCTTTACAGACTTTCAGAGAGAGCGTATAAAGCGTTCCACAGCCTTGCAGATGAAATTCATCTATGACAATTCGGAACTGTTAGAAAGCCCTCTGAGCGCTTACAGCATAAGCGGAGTTTCAATGTCATTCGATAAGTCAAAGGTGGTATCTCTTGACGGCGTTATCACAACACGTCAGGTCTACAATGTGCTTATGCAGACAGGACTATGTTATAGGGGGCTGATGTGATGAAGTTTCCTCAGCTTGTACCTGAAAGGGTATGCAAAACGCCCTGCAAGGTCTATCGAACGGACGGACTTAATCGTGACGGATCAAAGAAGCAGACGGTCATATTTGAGGGCAAATGCTTTCACTCTGAGAAGTCAAGGCAGAAATTATCCGCAGAGAAACAGCTTATAACCTTGTCAGGCGAGGCTCTTTTCTGCGGAGATATCGCCCCTGATAACGCTGTTATAGAGGGCTATGCGGTCATAGGTGGCAGGACGTACAAGATATATGGTTCTGAGAAAGCCAAAGACCCTGACGGCAGGGTGAATTACACAAGATTGGAGCTGATATAGTGGGCATTGAAATAAAGCTTGATATGCAGGCGATAAAGGCTATCGAGGACGCCGCTGTGAAGTCCGCTGAGGTGGCTATGGAGCAGGTGAGGGCAGACCTTGTGAGTGCTCAGACAATGCCGTTCGATACAGGCGATATGCAGAATAACCAGACCTTTGTCCACGCTGACGAAAGCGGTGCAAGTCTTGTGACAGGCTCTCCGCAGGCAAGACGTTTGTACTATCACCCTGAGTATCATTTTCAGAAAGGCAATAACCCTAACGCAGGTGCGGCTTGGCTTGAGCCATATATCACAGGCAACAAAAAGGACCTTGCCAAGAATGAGTTTGTGGCAGAGTTCAAAAAGAGGACAGGCGTATGACTTTACTTAACATAGCGGATATGCTGAGCGATATCCTTGAATTGCAGGACGTGTATGCAGGCACTATTGACGGCAACCTTGACAAGTGCATAGGCGTGTACAACGCAAAGACCTCAAAGCCACAGCGTATCTGCATAGGTGGAAAAGCCTGCACAAAAACACTTGAAAAACATATCTCGGTGCTTATTCATTGGACTGATACTCCCACGCAGGCAGAGATAAAGGCACAAAGCGTTCTTGATATCCTATCCGATATACGTCAGCATAAGGGTGACGGATTTACGGTAAAGTATCTCGAATGCAAAGAGCCTGTTTCTGTTGGCAGGGACGAGCGAGGCGTGTGTGAATATGTTATCGAGGCAACAGTATATTATGAAAGGAATGAATGAGTATGGCAAACACAACAGGAGTTTATCCCGTATATGAAAACCAGTTCAAGATAGACAAGACAGGCGGCGACGGCTCGACAGAGAGCAATCTTGTGACTATTGCCGATATGGAGAGCTTTTCAGTATCCATTGACGGCAATATCGAGGAGTGGAAGCCTTTTGATCAGCAGGGGTGGACAAGACGTTTGCTCACTGGTAAGTCTATCACTATCAGTATCTCAGGCAAGAGAAACGTTGGTGACGCAGGCAATGACTACATCGAGAACCTTGCACTCAAAACAGGTGCTGCGGCGACCACAACCCTTGTGTGGAACTTCCCAAGCGGAGCAAAGCTTGTTATCAAGGGCGTTGTCAGCGTAACAGAATGGTGTGGCGGAGATTCAACAGCAGTTGCGCCGCTTGCGTTCGACTTTGCTTCTGACGGCAAGCCTGAGTTTACAGAGGCGGCAGCGTAAGAACACAGACAAAACAGGGGAGCGTTCAAAGCGCTCTCCTAATTTTATATATCAGAAAGGATAATAGCTATGGCAAAGATGTATACACTCGACAGCAAGCTTCTTACAGGTACACCTGAGATAAGAGTAGGCGACAAGGTCTACCCTGTGGACGACAGGCAGAAAACTGTCAAGAAGATACTTGACATCTGCGACAAGAACGCTGAAAAGAAAGACCTTGATATGATAGACGAGGTTTTCAAGCTTGCGTTCGCACCAAAGGACTACAAGGAGATAGAGGCAATGAATATGCCTTGGGCGGCACATCAGCAGCTTTTCACTCTTGCTATCTCAGCGGTAACAGGCGAGGACGCAGAAAAGACAGAGGCTCGATTTCCGCAGGAAAACGCAGAGTAAGTTTGAAGAAAGCTGGTACGATCTTGATTATGACCGAGAGCTTATCATACAATCCATTGCAAAGCAGTACAATATCCTGCCCTCAGAGCAGGAAAATCTGCATTACAGCGATTGGTACAGGCTCGTTGCAGGGCTTATGCACGATACGCCGCTGGGTCAGATCGTTCGTATCAGGAGCGAGGACAACAAGGACATCATAAAGAATTTCGACAGGTATGAAAAGCAGATACGCTCAGAATGGACGGCGTTCAGAAATCAGAAAGCAAGAGAAACGTTCACAGAGCAAGACAAGCTTGAAACTGTGAGATACTTTGAAAGGCTGTTCAAGGGAATGTTCGGAAAGGCAGGTGATAAGTAATGGCAGACGGAGCAAGCGTTGGTGTTATATCTCTTGACCTTGTGATAAAAAACAAGGTGCAGGAGCAGCTTGACAAGATATCTGCAAGCATACAGAACGGCTTTTCAAAGCCAGTAGAGCAGGCAGAGAAAGCTGTTGAGAACGCTATGGATAAGACCACTAAAGCCATAGACGAGGGCTTTGGCAGTGCGTCGGAGATCGCTCAGAAGAGTATGCAGGAGGCTGTTGAAAAGGCAATGGCTGAGTATGATAAGCTGGGCAAAAAAGCGCAGGAAGCGGCAGGGCAGACAGATAATATCAAGCCTAAAACTGTTCAGGTGAACTATGACCCTGAGTATGACACTACAAAGGTCGAAGCTGAGGTCAATGAACTAACGGATAAGATAGTTCAGAAAATGCAGGACAAGACTAAATCAAGTTCTGCGAAGATAAGTCAGACAGCGGCGGAAACGGCAAACAAGTCGGCTGAAAGCGTTTCAGAGCAGACAACAAAAATGGACGATATTATCGCAGGCTTTGCTGAAAGTGCCGTGCAGAAAATAAAGACTGTTGCAGGCAGGATAAAAAGCGGTATCGGCTCAGCTGTCAGCTTTGCAGGCAAGGCGGTGAAGTCAACTCTTGGAGGAGCTTTTAGGACAATGCGTTCGGCAGGCTCGAAGGCTGTTGACGCAGTTAAATCCAAATTCAGCAGGCTTAAAACAACTATCGACAGCACTTCAAAACCGCTGAGTAAGTTTACTCATTCGCTCAAATCTGCGGCAAAAAGAGTGTTCTTAATGGCAGGCGTGCTTGTTTTGCTGAAAGGAATACGTTCCGCTGTTGCAAACGCTGTTTCAGGCAACGAAGAATTTGCCAAGTCCTTAAACGAAATAAAAGCAAACCTTACCATAGCTTTCACACCGATAATGAACACAGTTATGCCGTATCTCAATACGCTTATGACGGGCGTAGCGACGGCGACAAAAACTGTGGCGGCGTTTATCTCTGAGCTTTTCGGCACCACCTATCAGAAGTCCTTGCAGGCGACAAAGCAGGCGCAGAAGTCAGCGGAGAAGATAAAGAAAACTCAGGACACTTACCTTGCAGACTTTGACGTTGTAAGAGTTGCACCGGATCAGAGCAAGTCCGATACAGACAGTTCAGAGGGCGGCATTGATTACTCAGCCATAAACGGCGACAACGTTCAGCTTCCTGATTGGGCGGAGCGTATGAAAGATGCCATTAAGTCAGGCGATTGGGCAGGAGTTGGCTCTCTTGTGGCTGAAAAGGTCAACGGAGCTTTCGCATACATCAACTGGGACGGTATTCAGAAAAAGCTGAATGGCTTTGTGGATAAGCTTACAGACGGTCTGAACAGCTTTATTAACGGAGTTGATTGGACAGGTCTTGGGGACAGCTTCGGCGGAGGCATAAACACTATTTTTGGTGCAGGATACCGCTTTATGAAGAAGTTCGATTGGGCAGGCTTCGGCAAGGGTACGGCTAATTTTCTTAACGGCGGTATAAAGAAAACGAATTGGTCGCTTATCGGCAAGACCATTGCTTCAAAATGGCAAGCTATCATCGACTATCTTTATTCGTTCGTTACCACCTTTGATTGGTCGGGCTTTGGCTCGTCCATAGGCACTTCTGTGAACGGCTGGTTTGATGAGATTGATTGGGGCAAGGCAGGAACGACTATCTCTGAGGGCGTGAAAGGTCTGCTTGATACGGCAATAAATTTCCTGCAAACTGTAAACTGGCAGGGCATAGGTGAAAAGCTGTGGACGTTCATTTCTACAATAGATTGGAGCGGCATTGCCACAAAGCTTTTCAAAGCCATAGGCTCAGCTATAGGCGGTGCGGTATCGGTGCTGTGGGGCTTTATCAAGGACGCTGTTTTCAGTATCCGTGACTACTTTACGGAGAAGATACAGGACTGTGGCGGTAATATCGTTGAGGGACTTTTCACAGGTATCGTTGACGCTTTCAAGGGCATAGGCACTTGGCTTTATGACCATGTTCTTACACCATTTATTGAGGGCTTCAAGAACTGTTTTGGTATTCACAGCCCTAGTAAGGTCATGGCTGAAATGGGCGGATATATCATACAAGGTCTGTATAATGCCGTATCTGAGGGTATTGCAAAGATAAAGGAGATCTTCACAAAGCTTCTTAATGCTGTCAAGGGCGTTTTCAAGGGCATAGGCAAGTGGTTCAAAAAGACCTTTTCAGACGCTTTCGGAGGCGTAAAGACCATTCTCAACGGCATTATAATGTTCGTAAAAAGCATTTTCACAGGTAGCTGGAAGAAGGCTTGGCAGGGTGTAAAGAAGATCTTCAAAGGCGTGTGGGACACGCTTTACAGCGTTGTGAAAGCACCTATAAACCTAATTATCGGTGCAGTAAACAAAATGACCAGTGCTATTGAAAGTGCGGTCAACTGGATAATCGACGGCATTAACAGCCTGAGTTTTGATGTGCCTGATTGGGTGCCTGGCATAGGCGGAGAAACCTTCGGCTTTGATCTTGACACAATAAGCATACCTGAGATACCAAAGCTTGCCACAGGCGGACTTGCGACAGCACCGACCCTTGCAATGGTGGGCGATAACAGGAACGCAAAGGCAGACCCGGAGGTGATCTCACCTCTGAGCAAACTGCAAGGTATGCTTGATAACGGCAAGCTTGACGAGGTGTTAAGGGTGCTGAACGCTATACTTGATTGGCTGAAAGCTTATGACCCTGTGTTCTTCGGAACAGTTGACAGCAAGGTGCTTTTCAAGTGTATGCAGGACAGCAACAATCAGTATAAACGTAAGACAGGAGTGAGTGCATTTTGACAGGAACATTGCTAAAGATAAACGGCGTGTGGGTGACAGACCCTGACCCTGATAGCTGGAGCCCTGTAAACTGTTATGAGTGGACGGCAGGCTCAGGACGAGTGAATACAACAGGTCTGTTTGTGGGTGCAAGAAAGTTCTGCAAATACAAGCTGCCTTGCAAGTGGACAATGCTTCCTGTCACAGATTCAGCCGAGATACAATCCCTTATCGAGGACGGACCCGACTTTGCAGAACTGGAGTTTTGGCACAATGGCAAGTATTATTCTATATCCGCCAACGCAAGCGACTATGTACCGCAGGGGCTTGTCAGACTTGACGGTGGTGAGTATTACAAGAGCTGTACTGTCACATTTGCAGAGCGTTAGGAGGGCATATGTACACCATAGCAAGCAATGAGATAACAAGCAGGATAGAGAATTACAAAGCCTTGTGGGGTATGTGGATAGAGGACGCTCAGAGCGGAGCACCTGTGGCATATGATGGCATTCAGAACGTTCAGACGGACATTCAAGCAACCTCTCTGAGTGATGATATAGAGCTTGGAGCGGTCTGCTCTCAGAGTGTGACGGCGGAGCTTGTTGACGACGGGACTAAGTATCTTGGGAATGAGTATGTTTTCAGTTTGTATACAAAGGACGCAACTTCATCTGATACAAATGACGAAAAAATACCAATGGGACGTTTCACCTGCGTGAAGTCAAAAAAGTCGGGCGGCAGCGTCCAGTTGACAATGGCGGACAGGCTGTACTTTTCGGATAAGCCATATGTGCCGCATATCCCTATGCCAAACTGGAATAAAGCCGTTGAAGATGACATATGCAGACAGCTTGGTCTGCAAAACGGCAATGACTATACAGAGGTGCGGCTGCTGCGTGACAAGAACGGCAGGCGATTGATAGATAAGAACGGCAAGGTGCTTTACTCAAAGTATTTTTACTTCAAGGTAAGCTCAGTGCCAAAGGACGTGACCATGCGGCAAATGCTGTCTTACCTGGCTTCTGCTCAGGGCGAGTTTGGGTATGTTGACAGGTACGGAAAATACGT